CGGTCCTCAAAGACCAAGCACGTTACGATCCAACCACCACCACAGATCAGCATTTTAAAATGCTGATCTGTGGCTCTTGTTTCGCACAAAAGCTGGAATCTTCATAAGACAAGCGCAACGGATCATGGGCGGACTCGCGGCGGCGCTATGATGCCTCTTACGGCATCCGCAAAGCCGACGATCTGGCAGCCGTCACCGCCTTCTTCGAGGCCCGACGCGGCAGGCTCTACGGGTTTCGCTGGAAAGACTGGGCCGACTACAAATCCAGCCTGCCGTCGGCGGGCATCTTGTCCACCGACCAGCCGATCGGCACCGGCAATGGCGCAGCCACCTCTTTCCAGCTGTTGAAACTCTATACCAGCGGAGCGCAATCCTGGCCCCGGACAATCACCAAGCCGGTGGCCGGAACAGTCGCGTTGGCATTGAACGGGGTGGCGCAGATCACGGGCTGGACGGTCAACACCACGTCCGGCGTCGTGACCTTTGCCACCGCCCCGGCCCTCGGTGTCGCGATCACCGCGGGTTTTGAATTCGACGTACCCGTGCGGTTCGACACCGACACGCTGGACGTCACCCTCGATTTCGAGCGGCTCGGCTCGATCACATCCATTCCCTTGATTGAGGTCCGCAGATGAAACTCCTTCCCACAGGCATGCAAGCCCATCTCGATGATGGCACAACCACGCTCGCGTGGTGCTGGCGGATTGAGCGGGCCGATGGCACGATCTTCGGGTTCACGGATCACGACCGGACGCTCGTGATCGCAGGCAACAGCTTTGAGCCCGACAGCGGCTTTTCCGCCTCCGAGATCCGCGCCAGTGCGGATTTCTCAGTCGATGGGCAGGACGCGGAAGGCGCGCTGCGGTCCGATCGGATCACCGAGACCGATATTCTCGATGGCCGCTGGGACAACGCGGCGATCGAGGTCTGGCGGGTGAATTGGGAGGATGTCGCACAGCGGGTACTGATGCGGCGCGGCAATCTCGGCCAGATCAGGCGCGGCAAGCAGGTGTTCGTGGCCGAGGTGCGCTCGCTCACGCATTTTCTCAATCAGCCGGTTGGGCGGACCTATCAGTATTACTGCGATGCGGAACTCGGCGATGCGCGCTGCGGGGTCAATCTGGCCGCCGCCAGCTATTCGGGCAGCGGATCGGTGGCCACCGTGGCGGGCGATCGGACCCTCACCACCGCAGGTCTGGGCGGCTTTGCTGCGAACTGGTTCGCGCTGGGCCGGGTGGAATGGACCAGCGGCGCAAATGCCGGGCGGCGTGCCGAGGTCTCCATCCATGCCATCGCTTCCGGGGCGGCCCAGATCACGCTGATCGAGGCGCCGGTGCGGGAGATCACGCTGGGCGATGGGTTCTTCATCCAGGCGGGTTGCGACAAGCAGTTCGCGACCTGTCGCACCAAATTCGGCAATGGTGTGAACTTTCGCGGCTTTCCGGCGATCCCCGGCGACGACACCATCGTGCGCTATCCCACGCAGGGTGGCGGCAATACCGGACAGCCACTATGACCGCCGCCCCGGATGCCGTGATCGCAGCGGCGCGGATCTGGCTCGGCACGCCCTATGTGCATCAAGCCAGCGTTCTGGGCGCAGGTTGTGATTGCCTCGGCCTTGCCCGCGGGATCTGGCGGGATCTGCATGGGGCCGAGCCCGTGACCCCGCCACCCTATACGCGCGATTGGGGCGAGGCTGGTGGGGAAGAGGTTCTGGCAACCGCCGCCCGGCGCTTCCTACTGGAAATCCCGATCGCAGAAGCCTGTCCCGGCGCGCTGATCCTGTTCCGAATGGCGCGCAATGCCCCGGCCAAGCACTGCGGTATTCGCAGCGAGACCGGTCTGATCCACGCCTATGAGGGCGCGGGCGTCATTGAAGAGCCGTGGGGTGCGCATTGGGCGCGTAGGGCGGCCTTCGCATTCCTTTATCCAGCAGCGGGTTAGATCGACATGGCAGCAATTGTTCTGGGCGGCATCGGCTCGACCCTTGGCGCAAGCCTCGGGGGCACTTTGCTGGGCGTCTCCGCCATGACCATCGGCGGCGGCATTGGCTCGATGATCGGATCGGCGCTCGATTCCCGCATCATCGCCTCCTTTACCCCCGATCAGCGGCAGGAAGGCGCGCGGCTGGACGAATTGCGCGTGACCAGTGCAACCGAGGGCGCCGTGATCCCGCGCATTTATGGCCGGATGCGGGTGGGCGGCAACATGATCTGGGCCACGGATTTTCGCGAGGAATATACCGAAACCCGCCAGAGCGGCAGTGGCAAAGGCGGGGGTGGTGGCGTTGTCATCGAGAACTACAGCTATTTCGCGAGCTTCGCTGTGGCACTGGCGACCGGGCCGATTGGTGGGATTGGGCGTATCTGGGCCGATGGCAGCGCCTTTGATGTGCCGGGAGCCATCTGGCGCCTGCACCGCGGCACCGAGACCCAGATGCCAGATCCGCTCATCGAGACCATGATGGGCGCAGGCCAGACACCTGCCTATCGCGGCACGGCCTACATCGTGTTCGAAAACCTGCCCCTTGCCAGCTTCGGCAACCGGATGCCGCAGCTGTCCTTCGAGGTCTACCGCCCCTCCGGGGAGCGAGACAGCGCCGAGCAACTCATGACGGCGGTGAACATGATCCCTTCCTCGGGCGAGTTTATCTATGCGACCGAGCCTGTCACCCGCAACATCGCCAATGGGGCTGTCCTGCCCGAGAACGTCAATTCAAGCGGCGTGCAGTGTGATTTTCTGACCTCGCTGGATCAGCTGGAAGCCACGGCGCCAAACTGCAAATCCGTCTCGTTGGTAGTGTCATGGTTCGGCACCGATCTGCGGGCGGGCAATTGTCAGATTAGGCCGGGCGTCGATACCGCCAACAAGGTGACCGCGCCGAAGATCTGGCTGGTCAACGGCGTGACCCGTGCCGCCGCCTATGTCGTCTCACAGGTCAATGGTGGTCCGGCCTATGGCGGCACGCCGAGCGATTTCTCGATCGTGCAGGCCATTCAGGAACTGAAGGCCCGCGGGTTTCGGGTGACGTTCTATCCGTTTCTGCTGATGGATGTGCCCGAGGCCAACACGCTGCCGAACCCCTATTCGAACAATGCGGCAGCGCTGGGCCAGCCGAGATATCCATGGCGCGGGCGGATCACCTGTTCGCCCGCCGCTGGCTTTGCGGGCACGGCGGACAAAACCAGCGCTGCAGCCGCGCAAGTATCGGCGTTCTTTGGGGCAGCAACGCCGGGCAATTTCTCGGTGTCGGGAACAGCGGTTTCGTGGACAGGATCGCCCACCGACTGGGGCCTGCGCCGGATGATGCTGCATTACGCACACCTTTGCGCCGCGGCGGGCGGCGTTGATGCCTTCCTGGTCGGCAGCGAGCTGCGCGGCATCACCCAGATCCGATCGGGCGCCAGCACCTATCCCGCTGTCACCGCTATACAAAGCCTTGCCGCCGCCTGCCGGGGCATCCTCGGTCCGGGCACAAAGATCAGCTATGCGGCCGATTGGTCGGAGTATTTCGGCCACCATCCGCAAGACGGCACCAATGATCTGCTCTTCCACCTCGATCCGCTCTGGGCGGACCCCAACATCAATTTCGTGGGCATCGACAACTATATGCCGCTGTCGGATTGGCGCGACGGCGATCAGCATCTGGACGCCCTGGCTGGTGCGCCCGCGATCTACGATCTGCCCTATCTGCAATCCAACATCGAGGGTGGCGAAGGGTTTGACTGGTTCTATGCCTCGGACGGTGATCGCAACTCACAGATCCGCACCCCGATCACCGACGGCGCCTATGGCAAGCCGTGGGTGTTCCGGACCAAGGATTTGCGCAGCTGGTGGTCGGAGCAACACTTCAACAGGCCCGGCGGCGTGCAGAGCGGATCGCCTACCGCTTGGGTGCCGCAATCAAAACCCATCCGCTTCACCGAGGCTGGTGCCCCTGCGGTTGATCGCGGCACCAACCAGCCGAATGTGTTCTTTGATCCAAAGTCGTCCGAATCCTTTCTGCCTTATCATTCCCGTGGTTATCAGGATGATCTGGTGCAGCGCCGGTATATCGAGGCGCTTTATCCGTATTGGGCTGATCCGGCGAAGAACCCGGGCTCAAGTCTCTATGCAGGGCGCATGATCGACACGGCAGAGATCGCCATCTGGACATGGGATGCGCGGCCCTATCCGGCCTTCCCGGTACGATCTGACGTCTGGTCCGACATCGACAATTTTCGCCTCGGGCATTGGCTAACAGGGCGGATCGGCGGCTGCGGCCTCGCGGAACTGGTCCGCGAGCTCTGCCGCACCGGCGGCGTCCCGCTGGATCTGATCGATGTCTCGCAACTTGCCGCCACGGTGCCGGGCTATGCGATCACTGCCATCGAGAGTGCGCGCGCCTCAATCGGGCCGTTGGCACAGTTCTATGGCTTCGACGTGGTCGAGACCGGCGGGCAGTTGCGCTTCGTGCCGCGCGGCCGTGCTGCCGTCGCGCAGATAGCAGCCGAGACGCTGGTGATCACAGAGCGCAACGCCGAGGACATCAGTTTTACCCGCGCGCAGGAGACCGAGCTGCCTCGCGCCTTAAAATGGCGCCTCATGATGCCGGACGAAGATTATGGCGCCCTGTCGGTGGAAGCCCGGCGGATCACCGTGGATACGGCGCGTGTGCGGAGCGAGCAGTTCCCCATCGTCTATCCCGCAGCCCTTGCGGATCGCTTGGCGCGCCGTGCGCTGCATGAGGAATGGGTTGGCCGCGAGGATGCTGCCTTTGCGCTGCCGCCGTCGCGGCTCGCGCTGGACCCCACAGATGTGATCCGCCTGGAACATGACGGCCGCGCTCCGGAATATGTGCTGGCCCGGATCACCGATGGCGGCGCGCGGCGGGTTGAGGCCAAGCGCACCGATCAGACGCTTTATGATCTGCCACCGGGGCCCGAACGCACGCCCGCGTTTATCGCGCCGACTGTTTATGGTCCACCTGCTGCGGTCCTGATGAACCTGCCGCAACTCGCGGACGACATTCCGGCGCACCGTCCCTATGCGGCTGTGTTTGCATCCCCTTGGTATGGATCTGCCCTGATCTGGCGCAGCCCTTCAACCGATGGCTTCACGGCGCTGGGCACGGTCGGCCAACCCGCACGGCTCGGGTCGCTGGCGTTTGATTTGTACCCGGGGCCAGTCTGGCGGTTTGATAATGGCAACGAGCTCTGGGTCGATATGGCCTCGGGCGCCTTCGCAAGTCTCGACGACGAGGCACTGCTGGCAGGTGGCAATCCCTTGGCAATCGAGACCGGGCCTGACGCCTGGGAGATCGTCCAGTTCGGCACGGCCTCTCTACAAAGCCCGGGGCGCTGGCGGCTGACCCATCTGCTGCGCGGCCAATTCGGGACCGAGGACGCCATGGGCAACCCGGCCCCGGCTGGTACGCGAGTGGTGGTGCTGAACTCTGCCGTCACGCCGATTGCGATCACGGAGAGCGATATCGGTCTGCCTGCCAACTGGCGGATCGGTCCGTCAACCGTGGCGGCTGCAGATCCGCTGAACCTGCAACTGGCCTTTACGCCGTCTGGGCGCGGGTTGCGGCCGCTGAGCCCGGCACAACTGCGCGGGGTGCCTCAAACTGGCGGCGCTCTCCTGCTGACGTGGCTGCGGCGCACCCGCGCCAGCGGTGGCGATAGCTGGGTTCTGGTCGACGTGCCGCTGGACGAGGCGACGGAAGCTTATGATCTGGAAATCCTAAACGGGGCGGCGGTGGTGCGGACAATGTCCGGCATCGCCAGCGCCTCGTTTCTCTACACCACCGCCATGATGACGGCCGATTTCGGCGGGCCGGTCACTTCGCTGCGGTTCCGCGTCTACCAAATCGGCGCGCTGGGTCGCGGTGCTGGCGCCGAAGCCCTCATCTGAACCTTTTGACCTTTATCTTGGAGGCATTGGCATGAGCCAATCGACCAACCTTGCGCTGCCCTATCTTGCGGCCAGCCAATCGCAAAAGCATGTGACGGTGAATGAAGGCCTGCGCCTTCTCGATGTGCTGGTGCAGATCTCTGTCAAAAGTGCTGCCCTGTCAGCGCCGCCCGGATCGCCCGGCGACGGCCAGCGCTGGATCATCGGCCCGTTACCCACCGGCCTTTGGGCTGGGCGCGCCACTCAGATCGCCGCCTGGCAGGATGGGGCGTGGGTGTTCTATGCGCCAAAAGACGGTTGGCTGGCGTGGAATGAGGCGACGCAGGCTTCGCTGATCTTCAGCGCGGGGGCTTGGGTCTCCTTAATCGGCGCGCTGCTGGCGGCGGGTGTGGCCGATAATGCCTTCACCCTGACCGACGATGCCGATCCGACCAAGAAGGCTACGTTTGAACTTGCGGGGATCAGCACGGGCACTACCCGGACCTTCAACCTGCCTAACACCTCCAGCGAATTGGCGATCCTCGCAGGCACGCAGACCTTCACCGGCAACAAGACGTTCACCGGCACGCTGACGGCATCAGGAACCGTGACGATCTCAGCCGCGGCCGCAACGATCGGCACTGCGACAGGCACAGCAACCTATGGCATCGGCACAGGGGCCACCGGAAACGGCGTCATTAAAACCCTGAATATCGGCACCGGCGGCGCGTCGGGATCGAACACGGTGGTCAACATCGGATCGGCCACCGCGGGCGCTGTTGGGACCACAGTTGTGAATACGCCGTCGGTGACCTTTTCCAATGCCGTGGCGGCGGTGGCGATGCCGCAGGCCAACTTGACCGCGCAGCTGCTCGGCCTCGGCGGGGCCACCGCAGACAGTTACAATCGCTTGTCGATCAACTCCCCTGCCATGCTGTTCAACAACGCAGGCGGCGGGATCGAGGCGACGGTCAACAAAGCCGCCCCCGCCAATGACGCAGCCGTCGCTTTCAAAACCGGGTTTTCGACACGGGCGCTGATCGGGCTATTGGGCAGTGATGATTTCAGCTTCAAGGTCAGCCCCGATGGGGCGGCCTTCTTTGAGGCGATCAAGATCGACCGCACATCTGGCCGGGTTGATCTGGCCGAGCCGCTGCTGATGCAGGGGCAAAGTGTGGTGCCCGACCCGCCACCTGCTGGCAAACTGGCCATCTATGCCCGTGATCGCGCGGGGGCCGGATGGCTGGATGTGCAGCGCCCCTCGGGGCGGTTCTTTCCCCTGCAGCCGCATTTTGGGGTCAACCGGATCGCAACGTGGGCTCCGTCCACGAGCACAACCGTTAACACCAACGGCATGCCGCGCACGGCAGTCGGCACGGTCGCCACGCCAACGCTCGCGACCACCAACCTTTCGACCAGCATGCGCCGCTGGCGTGTGACCAGCGCCGCGACGGTGGATGCCGTTGCTGAAGAACGCTCAGCCGGTTGGGTCTGTTGGCGCGGCAATGCCGACGGGCTTGGCGGTTGGAGCTACGTCAACCGGTTGTCGATGACGACATTGCAAGCGACCGGAATGGGGTTCTTTGGGCTTTATGGTTCGACGGCTGCGCTGGCTACCACAATGACACTGGCGGCAGCGATCAACTGCATTGGTATCGGTTTCCAACGCGGCACGCATACCAATTGGCAGCTGGTGCACAATGATGGCAGCGGTGCGCCAACATTGACTGATCTGGGCGGTAGCTTCCCGGTGGCAAGCACCACCAACGTCTTGTCGCTCTATATTGCTGCCGCCCCGAACGGCGCGGACATCGGGGTCCGCTTGGTCGAGGAAGTCAGCGGCGCAGCGGTCGAATTCACCATCGCCACCGACATGCCCGCCGCGACCCAGCTGCTCAGCCCCCGCAACTACATGAACACCGGTGCGACTGCCGCGGCTGTCGCCTACGACTGCTCCGGCGTCTACGTCGAAACCGACTTCTAGGAGACCCTCCATGACTGAGAAAACCAGCTTCCTGCAGGAGGTCGCCGAGGCCCTGCGCGACAACGGGATTGCGGCCGCCATCACAGTATTGATCGGTGGCACCATAGCACTTCTGGCATCCGTGACGCGCAAGGCCTTCACCAACGATGCGATGCTCGCTCGCCTCGATCGCGAACTCAGCCAGGAACGCGACCGCGTCGATCGCCAGCGCGCCGAAGATCGCGATGACGATGCCGATCGGCTGGAACGCATAGAAACTGACATCCGCGCGATGCGCGATCTGATGTTCGAAGCTTTCCAGCGCGGCCGGACCGACTAACCAAACCAACCGCCAAGCCGACCCACCCGCACCCGCCCGCAAGGCGGGTTTTTTGATGCCCGGATACGGGCGAAAGGAGCCATCTCATGCCCACAGACACCCGTGAACCCATCCGCCTGATCCAGAGCGGTCTTGATAAACTCGGCCATTCCCCCGGGGCCATTGATGGCCTCTGGGGCTTGCGCACCGCCCGCGCAATGAAAGCACTGCTGGCGGCGAACGGCCGCGCAGCAGCTGTCACCCCACCGGGCCCCTTGCCCTGGATCACTGAGGCGAAGTCGGCCTTGGGCCGCCACGAGGCCCGCGATCGATCCTGGCTGATGGATTGGCTGAAAAGGGATGGCCGGTCTCTGGGCGATCCATCGAAGAACCCGTGGTGCGGGGATTTCGTAGAAACCTGCATCCGCATGGGATTACCTGATGAACCGCTGCTCGGCGCGTTGGGCACTAACCCCTATTGGGCGCGCAACTGGCTGCTGTTCGGGCGCGAAGTGCAGCCGATCACTGGCGCCGTGCTGATCTTCGAACGCGGGTCTGGCGGCCATGTCGGGTTCGCGAGCGGCCAGGACGACACGCATTTCTACGTGCTGGGCGGCAACCAGTCCGATGCCGTCACCGTGGCACGCATTGCGAAATCCCGGCTGCTTGGCGCCCGCTGGCCCGCAACTTACCCGTCCCGCCTGCAGCGCCTGCCGACAATGAAGCCGGGCGAATTCCTCTCAACAATCAACGAAATCTGAACAGGAGAACATCATGTTAAAACCAGCAATTCTCGCACTGTTGCGTCAGATCCTGACGGTCGCTGGAACCGCGCTTGTGGCAAAAGGCTATGCGGAAGCATCCGACGTTGAGCCCGTGATCGGCGCTTTACTGACGATTGGGTCGGTAGTCTGGTCGGTTGCCGACAAGCGAAGACGATGATTCAACAGCGCTTCCGGCCTCATGCGGTATTGATCTGATATCTAGTTTCGAGTCCAAAAGCATGAAAATGCTGTTGAATTTGTTGAAAGTCTGTCAACTCTAGAGTCTCGTTTCACTCATTCAATTGCGAGTCATTCAAAACATGCCCGACTTCCAGCAACAGTACGCCATCTGGGACGAATTCCTTAGCGTTTGGCCCGTAAGTCGGCTCACCTCGATGACCATCAATGAATACACGCAAGCGGGTTCGCAAGACAGCTTCACGTATTGGATTGAGTCGCGCCTAGATAAAATGGGTAGTATCTGGGGCGGCTCGTCTTTCAAGTTTGGGGTGTTCTCCCGAAAAAGTACTGACAATATGCCGTCTGGCGCAAAACGTAGTTATTCTGATGAATATGGCTGGTATTCGACCCTAGGCGACACGGCCGATGAAGCGTTCGCCAGAGTACGCGGATATGTAGTGCAAGTCGCACAATTGGCTTCAGATGGCGACCTTGACGCTATTGAGGCGTTTGAACATCTAGGCGAATCCGTCAAGTGGAAGATTGCCTTCCACTATCAAGACCGGCAGAAGCCGATGATAGTAAATATCTTTAAACGTGATTGGCTTGCCGTGTTCGGGGGCGACACCGCAAAATCCAGCATGGCCACTTTGCAGAGGGCGGTGATTGCAAAACGTCCTGCAGATCGAGGCATATTGGAGTTCGGTCAAGAAGTTTGGGAAGCTGGCAGCAAGAAACTTCTCAAGATCTGGAAGCTTTCGCATGGCGTGAAGGACTTTTCATCACAGGAGCGGGCAAGCTATCTCGAAAAAAACCTTGGTGTAATGCACGGTGAAACTCCAAAGGGTCAGAGCGATGAGTTTCGAAAGGTCGATGTGGGCGACCTGTTCTACCTATGCAACGGCAACGAGAATGTGGTGCTGATTGGCCAGTTCATTTCAGAAGCGGAACCGTGTGATAAAGGCGATGGCTGGCTACAGCGTCACTATCGCATCTTGAAACAATCAATCAAAAAAGATGCCTATAAAGGCACAAAAAAGGGTTGGACACCAAATTTTAATTCAACTTTCAAACTTGTTAGAACGCCTGATCTTCCAGAGTTTGAGGCAGCCTTGCTTCAACCGTTTTTCGAAATGGATTTGGCGGAGTTGGCGGCTCTGAAAGGGGAGCCTATAGAGCCAAACAGCTTGGGAAACGGTCAAGAACCTTCATTTCCGGCCGTTCCGACAAAAGTTCTGGCGAGCGAACCTGTCGCAGCCTGCATTAATCGCATCTATTACGGGCCGCCCGGCACAGGGAAAACCTACGCGCTGACTCAATTACTGAAGAGCGATTATGAACAACAAGTCGAATCGATCTCTGCCGATGCATGGCGCAATCAAATCATCGCCGAAAAAATAGCTGTGCTCACTTGGTGGGAATGTTTGGCAGCAGCTTTGTATGACTTTGGCGGCCATGCCAAAGTACCGGAACTGGCGGAACATCGGTTCATCAAGGCTATCGGAGACGCCAAGAGCCGTACCACGGGTATCAAACAGACCTTATGGGGCACGCTTCAACATCACACGATCCTTGAATCGACTACGGTTAACGTGAAACTCCGGCTTGGGCCTGCCATTTTTGACAAATCGGCAGACTCAATTTGGTCATTTGCTGGTGACTGGGACGAAATCGGGGCTGAGCTCCGTGACTTGGTAGATGAGCTTAAAGCTGGGCCAAAGGACGGTGCCACTGTTCAGCGCTATAGTTTCGTCACCTTTCACCAGTCCTATGGTTACGAGGAATTCGTCGAAGGTCTACGGCCAGTTCTGGCAGGCGATGCCGAAGAAGGCGAAGTAGCCTATGAGATCCGTCCCGGGGCATTCAAGGAGCTATGCCGCAAAGCCCGACAGGCGCCGGATCAACGTTGGGCAATGGTCATTGATGAAATCAATCGAGGCAATATTAGCAAGATATTCGGTGAGATGATCACATTGATCGAAGCAGACAAGAGGGACCGCCTTGATGGTAGCCCCCCGTCGGCCGAAGTTACCTTGGCTTATTCCGGCGAGAAATTTTCTGTACCCGCCAACGTGGATATCATCGGCACGATGAACACGGCGGATCGATCACTGGCCCTACTTGATACGGCTTTGCGCCGTCGTTTCGATTTCGTCCCGCTGATGCCAGACACTCGTGCAGAGAAAATTCCGGCCGAGCCAGACAGTGCACCACTCGCTGGGCTAGTCGTCAAGACCGAGGCTGGCGTGATCGACGTGCGCCTGATGCTCGAGCGTATCAATGATCGTATTGAGGCATTGTATGATCGTGATCATTGCATTGGTCACGCCTATTTCACCCGGCTCGTGGAGTTACAAAGCGACGCGGATCGCTTCCTGGCACTGGCAGCGATATTTCGCAATCGTATCTTGCCACTCATGGAGGAGTATTTCTTCGAGGACTGGCGTAAAATTCGACTTGTGTTGGCCGACAATCAGAAAGCCAACGCAGCGGATCAATTCATCCGCGAAACTGCCGACCACGATCAGGATTTGTCTGAGCTGTTCGGCAACGATCATGGCCTTGACAGTTACGCGACACGGCAGCGATATAGCCTGCAAGAGTCGGCTTTCAAACAGCCCATGGCCTATATCGGCATCTACAAATCGCATTCCTGATGGTTCGGATCGGGACGCACAAATGGGTGGAGTGACAATCTACGAATTCGGCGCCTTGGTGTCTCAAGACAGCGGCGCTGAGGAATCGGAAGAATTACGTAAAGTTCCTCTCAGCGTATTTGATTGGCTTGAAGTGCAGGCATTGGCCGTCACTGACAAAGGAACTCACGCTTGGTTGCGGCTAACGCAAAAGCGCGGTCAACGCGCCATCCAGGTCACCAGCTTTGTTGGAGTCATTCGAGCTCCAGACGGCTATCAGATCGAGGTCTTGCCGAAAGTTGGCAAGCTCACTGAAGGTGGGGATGTTCAGGCTAGGCAATTGTTGATTGAAATGCTGCGCTGCCTTGGCGGTTTTCGGCACATTCAGACCGACAGCGCCAAGCTCGCTGCCACGCGAATGCCCTTGCTTGAGGTCTTCATCGAAGCGTTTCTTGGCAGTGTTGAGCAGATCGTCAAACGCGGCTTGCGCAGTGACTATAGTGCCCTGCAAGACAATATGTTTGCGCTACGTGGCAAACTGCAGATGGCAGAACACTTGCGGCAGAATCTTTGCCGACGAGATCGCTTCTTTGCCGAGTTCGACGAATTCTCTCCGGATCGTGCGGAAAACCGGCTTCTGCATGCTGCCTTACGTCAGGTTCTGTCATGGACAGGATCACAGACGAACCAGCGGCTCGCGCGAGAGCTATGCTTTGTGTTTGCCGATGTGCCAATCTCCGAACGGCCGTCGGTCGATCTGCTACGGGTGCGCTTGGATCGCGGCATGGCTCACTATTCGGACGCCTTAGCCTGGGCAAGGTTGATCCTCGAACACGAGTCGCCTTTGACCGGAACCGGCGGGCACCGGTCGCCATCGTTGCTATTTCCAATGGAGGCAGTTTTTGAGGCCTTTGTCGCCAAGCATCTAAAACGGCAGATCTCTATACCTTTCCATCTGAAACCACAGGTAAAGACCTTTTCGCTCGTGAGACATCTTGAACAGAACTGGTTCCGTTTGAAGCCAGATTTCTTGGTGAAGGCTTCGGGCTCAAACTGTCTGGTACTGGATACGAAATGGAAGCTGCTGGACATCAAGAAGAAGAGCAATGGAACGGATAAGTATGGGCTGAGTCAGGCAGATTTCTATCAGCTTTATGCTTATGGACAGAGCTATCTAGATGGCCATGGCGACATTGTCCTCGTCTATCCAAAGACAGAAGCTTTTTGCCAAGCGCTGCCTGTTTTCGAGTTTCCCAAGTCCAATGGGCTGCGCCTTTGGGTGCTGCCTTTCTGCTTGCAGCAGCGAGTTTTGATCCTTCCCCCATCTGGGGCCTGCGGGACGCTCGACACCCTGTTCGCCGAATTTGCGTGAATTTCCGCATCTGCCCTGTTGAACACGAACTCTCACCGGTTTCACGCGGTTGAGTGCGGGTTTGGCTACTAAGGTGCTGGATTCGCACGCAGTTTGGGTTATTTTGTTGACCTATTGTTGACCTGGAATTTGGACAGCAAAAAGCCCCGCGGAAGGCGGGGCGTAATGCATTGTAGTTATTGGCTTTTTTGGTTGCGGGAGTAGGATTTGAACCTACGACCTTCAGGTTATGAGCCTGACGAGCTACCGGGCTGCTCCATCCCGCGCCAATTCGTTTGGTCGTATTAAGCGTGCCGCGCGGGGAGCACAA